ATGTTACGACCTTCGCGTTGGCTGGCGATTATGGCCTGACCATACAAAGAAGCATCATCGGCCAAGGCAGTGAGCAGATCGCTGTAGCCTCTAGTGGTATTGTCCAAGGCCAGATAATGCAGATTTGTGATCAGCGCCAAGGTGCTGTTCAAACTGCTGTCAGTCAAAGCAGCAAAATCAACATCAGCATCATAAAGGAATTCATTTTCTCTGTTGAGTTGATTGGCAATGGTGGCAACATTGGCGGTGGTGGTACCGGCATATGACACCAGGGCCTGTATCTGTGTGGATGCCTGTGGGATCAACACTGTGTCAAAAACTGTGTCGGGATTGGGCCCAGTCAGGGCATTTTCCATTTGCACATATGTCTGGCTAAGGTCAGCAGTGGCCGAGGAGGGTATCTGTGAAATCACAGGATTTATGTTGCCATAGCACCCAGTCTCGGGATCGCCCACTGCTGTGCCTAACAAATCATAGGCCACAAAGGTGTTGCCTGGTCCGGTGCCTTGTCCAAATTCATTGCTGTAAAACTGTCTAACCGAGTTTGGCACAAACTGATCAAATGCAGCGATCAATGGTAGATCTGCAAGTGTTTCGAGCCCTGTTACTGTGACTGAGATCTGAGCGCTGGAAAGCGCATTGATGCCCTTGATCTGGCTGGCCTGCATACCAAATGCGATAGCAGCCTGCCCTGGCACATAAGGCACCACAAGGTTGAGCCTGCTGCCCAGGTAAGGGAGATCCTTGTCCAGCGTGGTAGCATCACTGTACACCCGATACACTGCTGTGCCTATTTCAACCACGAAAGATCGATAACTGTTGGGAAAAAGTTTGGCTAGATCCAGCAAGTCTGCCACTGTGGTCATGCCTGAAACTGTGCAGGCCAATATCTTCTTTACCTGTGCTAGATCATCGTCTTTGAGTGTGGTAAATGCTAGATACAGTGCTGCCGTGGTTTGTGTATCTGCTGTAGCTCCGGGAGTGCTGATTGAATAAACCGTGGCCGACGACAGACCTGCCAACACACAGGCATTGACCACACAGGGCAATAGCCCGTTTTTCATTTTCAATGTCTGCAACAACGACAACGGATTGCCAAAGTTCACTAGATTGTTCCAGTTGATGGCATAACCTATGTTGGCACAGTCTTGTGAGAACGCTGACAAATCGTCTGACAGGTCACTGAAATTGCCAGTGATCAGTGCAGTCTGTCCAGGAAATGCAAACACCGGATCATACAAACCGCTGTTGTTGGCAGCGGAGATATAGGCTGTGCTTTGGCTGATGTAACCGTTGCTGGTAAAAATAATCTGTGCAAATTTACTAAGATCAAGATTTCCGTTGATGTTGCCAATGAGATTGCTGGCTCGATCCAACACATAACCCGACAGTCCTGTGGCATAAGTTGCCACATTGGCTATACCGTTGGCCGGAATGGCATCTGTCAGTGCAGGAAAATTATTGCTGCCTAGTATTTGTAGATTGGCCAGTGTTGAATCGTCCAGCACCGGAATCGCATTGGACACTAGACTTCTAAATTGATCGACTATGGCAATACTTTGATAAGTGCTCACAGCATTGATCAATGCCGGAGGTGTGCGTATACCTTGGTTAGTGAGTAACCCTTGTCCAGCAGTTAGTGTGATACCAGTGTATTCTGCTGCCATGATTATCCTGCCACGACATTGGGAGAACCCTCGGCTCTAGCGTGACCACAGGTATCAGCATTGCCAATCACGTTCACGGGAATGCCGCCTGCGATGACATTGGTCAATCCGTTGGCTGTCACAGGTCCGGCGTGTATGCCCGGTGCATGGCCCGACACAGGTTTGCCATTCACGCTGATGGGCCTACCATTGACAATCACATTGTTGACCCCGGCAGTGACCTTGCCACCGCCCGAATCTGCATCACCTACTCTGTTCACTGCTGGCATGGATTTTATCCTGTGATGATACTGGGTTTGGTAACAGGTCGAATACCTGTGGTGCCTTCGATGTAGCTTTCGGCAATGTCTTTGCGTGTTTCGCTGGGACCGATCACGATGGCTGTTTTGTTCAATCTTGCATCTTTATCAAAGGTGGCACTGAACATACTCTGTGTCATGCCCAGTCCTTCGCGGCTGGGCACCAAGGTCAGTGGTTTGGTGATCCTAAAGTTCTCATTGGTTTCTTCGATGATGCGGCAAATCAGTTCTTCGCCGGTGATCAATTTAAAAGTGTATACTGTCTGTGCTTCGTATGTCATAATGTTCCTAGGTCAATGGGTGTGCTTAACTTGACTTGTAAGTCGTCGTCTGACAGTTTAATCAAGCCCGAGTAACCGCCTTCCACAAACAGTTCGTCGCCTATGAAAATCTGCGGCACGGTACGCAGGCCCATGGCCAGCATACGTTCACGTGCTGCATCATCCTCTTGTATGTTCACTTCCCTAAAAGGAATCTTTTTCATCTTGAGCCAATTCTTAGCATTGACACAATGGGGACAAACGTGCTTTGAATAAACGGTTAACATCCTTGCTCCTTGTTGTTATTATGTAATTATGCCTGCTAAAGACTGAAACCACGGAAAGTGTCCTGGGTCACGTCCTGTTTGACTGCTCCAATGGTATAACTGGAAATTTCGGTCTCTTGTGGTGCTACCTGTACGTCTGCGCCAGCGATCCATTTGGCCGTCCAAGGCAATGGGTTGGATCCACCCTTGAAAGGACTGGGCAGGCCAACAGCCGTCATGCGTTTGTTGGCCGTCCACTCCACGTACTCATTCAGCAGTTTTTCATTTAGGCCAATCATGCTGCCATCTTTGAACAAATAGTGTGCCCAGCGTTTTTCTTGATTGACTGCATCCACAAACATCTGTGTGCATTCATCGCGTGTTTCTTCGCGGATCTTGGCAAAATCTGCATCATCTGAGGGCAACAGTTTCAGCAGAGTTTGTGTGGAGCCCAGGTGCAGATTTTCGTCCCTGCAGATCAGTTTGATGATCTTGGCGTTGCCTTCCATCTTTTTAAGTTCAGCAAAAGCCCAACTACAGGCAAAACTCACGTAAAATCTAATGCCTTCCAGCACATTGACATTGTTAAGGCACAACCACAGCAGGCGCTTCAGTTGATAAACGTCAACGTCTAGGGTTTCTCCGTCGATAGTGTGGCGACCTTCGCCCAACAGTTGATAGGCCTGCACGCCACGGATCAGGCGATCATAGTATTTGCTGATGTCATTGCCGCACTCGATGATCTCATTGATGTCCAACATATCATCAAACACTTGGCTGGGGTTGGGATACACGTTTCGTATGATATGTGTATAACTTTTGCTGTGAATGATTTCTGAAAAACTCCAGGTTTCGATCCAGGTTTCTAGTTCAGGTAAAGTGCAGATCGGTAAGAAAGCCAGATTTGGACTGCGACCTTGCACTGAGTCCAGCAGTATCTGGCGCTTGAGATTACTGGTGAAAATGTGTTGTTCATGTTCTGTGAGATCCTTGAAATCTTTGGCGTCACGTGTGACATCCACTTCTTGCGGTTGCCAGAAAAAACTCAACTGTTGCTGTGTGAGTTTTTCAAACTGGCGATACTTCATGGTATCATAGCGTTGCATACCTAAGGACCCTTCGGGATCCAAAAAGGCTGATCCAGTGTCATGATTCTGACGCCGGAAATTTAATACTGTGGGGTTAGATTTTGCAGGCTTCACAATCGTCATCTTCCTGTAGGGTTGCTGGTGCTTCGACGATCTGCGACTTGGCGTGTAGTTTATCTACATCCACTTCGCCGGCGCCGTCAAAGGTGTTGAAATAATACAATGTCTTGCCGCCATACTTGTAGTGCATGACCAGGTGGCGCATCATTTCGCTCATGGGAATCTTGTCTTCTTCATAGAACTGCGGATTGTAACTAGTATTGACTGATATGGCCTGGTCGATGTACTTCTGCAGTATGGCCATGATCTTGAGATATCCTTCGGGGCTCTTTTGATCCCACAGCAGTTCGTATTTGTTTTTTAGACGACGGTACTCGGGAACCACTTGCTTGAGCACACCATCTTTGCTTTGCTTGATAGATACAAAACTGCGTGGTGGTTCTACACCGTTGGTGGCATTGGCGATTTGTGCCGATGTTTCCGAAGGCATCAACGCCATGAGTGTGGAATTACGGATACCGCCTGTGCGCAATTGTTCGCGCAAGGACTGCCAGTCGCAGTATTCTTTGTGTGGCACCAGTTCATTGACTTCAGGCTTGTAGGTATCAATGGGCAATACACCATCGGCATACTTGGTTTGATCGCTCAAGGGACAGGCGCCTTGTATGGCAGCAAGATCCGCAGACGCCTTGATCAGATAGTAGCTCCAATGCTGTGCCCAACGATCTACTTCTACCAAACATTTGGAATCGCTGTAGGTGTAATCATTTTTGGCCAACCAATAGGCAAAGTTGATGATGCCAATGCCCAGGGGTCTACGACCTTCAGTGGCCAGTTGTGCGGCCAACACTGGATAATCTTGATATGATAACAATGCGTCTAATCCATGCACTGCCAAGCGGCAAGCACTTTCCATTTCTTCGGGATTGCGGAACGCTCCCCAGTTGATGGCGCTGAGTGTGCATAGTGCGATCTCACCTTGGTCGTCATTGATGTGTTCCAAGGGTCGGGTGGGCAGCGTGATTTCACAGCAGAGATTGCTCATACGCACAGGTGCCAGATCAGGCTTGAACGATGAATGATTGTTCACGTGATCCACGTTCATGAGATAGATGCGACCTGTGTCTTTGCGCTCTTGGATAAATGCGCTGAACAAGTCCACTGCTTTGATCTTTTTCTTG